GATTATAAGAAACAGCTTCGCCTAATTCAGTTACAAATTTCTGTCCACCTTTTATATTCCTTAATATAGCTTTAGGAATAAAGAAATTACTCTTAAAAACACCTGCTCTATTACCAAGACCAGAAGCCCATTCTTTATATCCGAGATTCATAAGATTAATATCTGATTTCTCTATTTTAACAGTAACAGGATCAAAAGGTTTACCAGTATATTTTTCCCACAAAAATTCAAAATTCTCCATAGTGTTTAATTCCATAGCTTCAGCAAATTTATTTTTACTTAACTTAGCTATAACACCTTTCATTAAAGTCTTATAATTCTCTCTTTGTTCTTTATCTTGTGTTAAGCATAAACTCATTAAAAACACTTCCTTTCTATTTCTCTAGCTTTTTCAAGAGCGGTTGGTCTTCTAACTCTATCTATATTATGATGTGATTCAGATCTAAATGTATGTAATGGTTTATACCATTCTTGTTTAGGTCCATACTTTAAGCTTTCAGTACCTTCCCATAACCATTTAATTCTTTCACTTAAAAAATCCATACTAGGCATTTGGCCTAAAGCACCTTTATCTAAACCCATTGTCATTCTATAAACTTCTACTGGATCTAAGAAATAAGTACCATTTACATATGATTGCAATATATCCTTAGATACTTTATTTAAATTAGTTTCAAATACAAATCTAGGTAGATTCTCAGATGGAACTGTTAATCTAAAATCAGCAGGTCCTCTTGAAATCCTATCATAATTAAATATATCTCCTTTAATTAAAGATGGATCCCATTGCTTTAATATAGATACTTTAAATCTATCGTTAATTTCTTGATACCATTGTTTTGCTACATCAGAAGATATTACTGTTTCAGCTTTTTTCTGCATAGCTCTTTGCAGCAGTTTAAAAACCATTCTTTCATTTTTAACATTAGAATCAAAGTGAACAGTTAGTCTATTATTATTTGATGCAGGATCTTTACCTATATAATCAAAAACTCCATCTCTTACTCTAGGAGTTAATAATCTATATAAAAAATTCTTTTGCATAACTTCAGCTTTATGTGAGGCTAAACCACCTGCTTGTTGTAAATAATCAGCTAATATTGATAATTCAGCTTCAGCTAAAGTACCAGCTCTTTCTGCTGTTCTAGGAGCATTCTTGTCTATAATATCTACACTACTAACATCTCTATAAAAATCAGATGCTAATTTATCTATAATTTGATATTCATTAGCACTTAAAGCTCTATCTTTTCTAGAGAAAGCATCGTGCATAGCATGTCTTATTTTACTAATATTTTCATTACCCGCTTCTATACGTTTAGGATTCTTAAATAAAACATCACCTTTTCTCCATTTCATAGTTTGTCCAGGAGCAATCCTATCTACTATTTTAACTTCTCCATCTTTCATTTCTCTATATATAGCATAATGATCTTCAGCTTTTCTTGAACCAAAATTTCTTTGTTTTCTAGCTTTCATAGCATCAAAAACAACTTTAGGATCATTTAATTGACGAGTAAATTCAGATATAATATTCTCATGTATTTCTCTTTGTTTACTCCAATATCTACCTTGACTAGTATTTAACTTATTTGAATATTGAAGGTTGCTTAATACATCATTTATATGCTCTAAACTTTGAACTGAAGATGTTATTTGAACCATTTTATTTTGATCAGCAATTATAGCAGATATAGCTTTTGATAATTGATCTCTACCTAATTGTCTTCCAAGTAGCATAGTTCCTAAATCACTTTCTGCTGGTATTCCAGAAAAGAATTTATTTTGACTTTTTCTTAAATTAGCTAGAGATAGTATTAAAGGATTCTCTGAAACTCCAGCTGTATTATTCTTATAAGGATTGTCACCTAAAAACTTACTTAAATTCTGTGTGAATTTTTGCAATTGATTACCATTATATCCAACAATATTTCCAAATTCATTTGTTTTGGCATCTAATCCAGCAAATTTAATTCTACCTAATATTTGTTCATATTTATATACAGCCTCAAATGCAGACATTTTTCTTGAAGTTCCATCTGCAAAATTTTCTGTCATTAATCCAAGATTATATAAATCACCCATAGGTTTTAATATATTTTGCTTTATATTTTCAAACATTCTTTGCACAGATTGAGGTAATTGGTCAATTGGAATTCCTTGTTCACTATATCCTTTTTTACTAGTAACTTTTAGAAATCCAATATCAGGATGCTCCCATATTAAATGTTGAACATCAGGTATTTGTTGGGTTTCTTTATAAATATCAATAGTAGATTTTACTATCTTTTTCATATATCCTACAGAACCAGCTAATTCATATCCGTCTCTTAATTGTATTGTATACTCATTTCTAGATACAGGATCTGTCATAGTTATTATTTCATAACCCCTTTTAGTATCTCCACCTAATTGAATACTTTTTCTATTATCTAATTTTGTTTCACCTGGTACAAATATGTCACGTTCATACCCAGGTTTAGTAGAAAAATATTGAAGTAAGCCGCTTAATATAGAACCTTGTCTTAGGACAGAAGATCTGCTCTTTTCTATTGCATTTAATACATCAGAGTAATTGCTTACATCATTGTGACTTTCTACTCTTACTTGCTCTTTTATTCTATTCCATAATACTTCAGTGCTTTGCCCATACCCTGATACATTATACACTTCATTAATAACTTTTCCTGGTAAAGCAAAGAAACTGGCTGATTTATCTAAATCAAAATCTGCATCTTGAGGATTAATAACATCTAAAAGATTCATCTCACTAACAGGGCCTCTTCTTTGATCTATTAGTTTTTCTACTCTTGTAATAACCCAGTCATTTAAACCAGGTTTAGGCTGCCTTAAATCTATTTTAGCTAAATGAACTTTTTGGTCAGGACTTGTAACTAAAGGCTCATTAAATGCCTGCTTTTTAGCTGAGAATTTACCTTTACCACCTAAATATATAGCTAAATCTCCAACAGTTTTAACTTCAGGAGCATTGGCAGCTTCAGTTAAAATTTCATTATATTTTTCTAACATAAAATTCTCAAACTTGGTAACATCAGCTTTTTGGAATTTAAAATTTTTATGAGGACCCATAACATAACCATCATGAGTTACCGCTATATCATGACCAACTTCTAGCATTCCCTTGGGTAGTAAATCAACCATCTCTTTGGTAGCTTTAAATACAAAGCTTAAACCTTCATTACTAGATATATTAATTACATCTTTATTTGTTTGATTTCTTACATCTTTTAATAAGAATATATCTGTTAAATCTCTACTCCATTCTGTATGAGACATTCCAGATCCACCAAATTTATATTGAACATTTCCTCTTCTTTCAGGTAAGCTTAAACCTTCACCAGCAGTCATAACTGAATAAGATCCTTTGCTTACAGAACTAGATACCATATTTCGACTACCCATGTATTCAGATGTCACCATTTTATCTATATTAGGCATCATATGCTCAAACATAGGAAGTCCTTTTGCAGCAAGTATAGATTCTATACCTGTTATCTGACCTATATTATCACCTACAGATTTTTGAAAATGTAATAGTTGTTGAGCTATAGGTTGGTATGCAAATGGATTTTTAGATAAATTTGCTAGTCTATTCTGCATATCATAAGTAACACTTTTAACATTAGTTAAACTATTTAAAGCAGCCATTGCATCATTAGACATAAGATTACCAAATCCAGAAGATATTGTTCCGTCATGCTTACCACTTACTGATTTAATAAATATAGAGCCTCTATCTATTTCCATGATTTCATTTTTAATATTAGAAGGCATTTTCATATCAGATAAAAAGTTCTTAGAAGGATTATCTGACATAGATATTCCAGGCTTAATCATTCTTTTATCAGATTCACTATATCTTGTATGAACTTTATGAGTAGATTCAAATCCTATTGAATCAAGAAAATACCACCCCCATGCATCTCTCATTAAATTATTCATAAGTGGATGAAATTTATAAGCAGTTTTTCCTACATGAACCTCTATGATACCAGACTTAGCATCGACATTACTATGAAACTCTATTGGTTTTAATGCTACATTAAATCCTACAATTTCACCAGCTTCATTTTTAACAAACCATTCACTGGATGCTCCGATTGACACTAACATAGATGTCATTTCAGGTAAAGATAAATATTTTTCTCCGTTTACAGCAGAAGCTGCAATAGGATCATATAATTTCATTTGTTCTTCTACTCTTAAATTAATCTCAGATTCAGTTAATTTAGGATTATTAGCTTTCATTTGTTCTTTAAGTATCATTCTACCAACAGAGCTTGTGTCGAAAAATCCTTTACCAGATCCACTTTCATCGAATACATTTAGAGTTCTATGCTTAGTAGCTTTACCAGAGCTTGCATCAAAGAAATGATGATTAAAAACTTCAAAAGCTTTATCTAAAGTAGTATTTTTACCAACATACCTAGGTATAAATTCTCTTGTAAAATTTAAAGCTCTTTCATTTAAAGCTAAACCACCCTTAGGGCTATCCATCTTAATATATTTTAATGTACTTAATGATTCTTTTAATGTCATTCTATTATTAAGAACTTCCCCTATCAAATGAGGGAAAGCCTCCATTAATCTTGTAGTCATTACTAAAGATTGTAGTCCATTATTATTTAGATTCCCAGACATAAGACCAGTAGTTTTATCAAAGTTATTACCTGTTAGATTCTCTAAATATGATTCTATTCTTTTATTAGCCTCTTTTACACTTATATTTAGCTGTTTTGAAGCTATAAAACTTAATTTCTCTCTCAAGTTACCTTCTCTGCTTTCCCAAGCATATTTAACTGATTTTTTAGCAATGTCAGGAACTAATATTAAAGTACTTTGATCTAATTGAATTGGTATAAATTCTTGACCTGCTCTTTTACCTTGACCTGCTATAATGTTTTTATAATGCTCTAATATCTGAACATCTCCACTTGCTAATACTTCTCTTGAATTTATATTAACAGGTACTCCTGATTCTAAATCGGCAAACATTTGCATCTTCATTTCCCTAGAGATATTAGATGTAAAGCCATTTCTAGTTCCTACTGTTTTGCCCATTAAAATAATAGAGCCTGGTGCTGTTAGATTTAAAGAGCTTGCTAATCTATTAATACCTACATCCCAATTAGAAACAGACGCTTCTTTAATGTTTAACCTTCCATTTTCATAAATCCCTATAGGTATATTTTTAGTACCAAGATTAGATTGTATAACTTGGAAAGTTTCCATAACGAATTCATTATAAGACCCTGGATAGCTATCAGAATTATTGTTGTTTTTTGCAAATTCAATTTTCTTTTCCATAGTCTTAAGCACTGGATCTAATACAACATCTACAAAATTTTCTAATGTAAAAACCTTTCCATCTACTCCAGATAAACCTTTATCATAAATATTATTATGCTTTTTATTCATCTGTATGTCTAGTAAATTAAATACTTGTTTAGGATTAGATACTAAGTCTTTAACAAAACCATCAGAAAATCCCCACTTAGTCTCATATTTTTGACTACTAATTTTAGTATCACTTGCCATTTTTCTAGCATTACCACTTCTATCAGATAATCCTACATTACCTATTCTTTGTTCTAAATGAGCATCTACAGCTTCTAATGTCTCTATATTAAGCCTTGAATTTCTTTCGTTTAAAGCTTCAGTTACATAGCCATCTATTAAACGCTTATATTCTAATATAGGTTTAGGGTCTGATGCATTATTTGTGAATATATCTCTATTGATATTATCAAGTTTTTGTCTTGTGTCTAATAAATACCTTATACCTAAAACATCATTGTTAGAAATATAAGTTTGGAGCAAGGTTGCTAAATTTTGATTTGATTCAGCTAATTCTTTTATAGATAATGATACTTCATCTCTGACTTTTTTATCAGTATTAACAGATTCATTCTTAGCAATTAAATCATTTACAGCTTTACCAGTATCATTCATTAATCTATATTGCTCTGTAACTTCAGATACGGAGAATACATCAGCTTTAAATATCATCTCTTGAAGCATTGATTTTAATTCATTCACATCTCTTGCTTTAGTATTAGGTCTTAAGTTGTCACTAAAGGTAAGAATACCAGTACTTTTTATTTGATCTTGTATTGGTCCTTGTACTTTCATTTCATATTGAGAAATTAAAGACTCTAAATTTTCTCTTTGAACTGGGGATATATTCTTATCTCCCAATAAACCATCTCTTAATGCTTTAGCACTTGCAAATTGAACTCTACCACCAGATTTAAAAGTCAATGGATTTTCTGGATCCAATCCTAATTGTATAACTTTCCTTAAATTAGTAGATACATTCTTGTTACCAGTAACATCTGATACAAGTTTTTTATATAAGTAATTATTAAAGGCTACAAATTCAGCAGGATCTTGAAAAACATTGCCAAAGTTTTTAAATGTACTCTCTTGTAATGTTTTTAATTCTGATAAAGATATTTCTTGCATTCCTGCAATGCCTTTATTATCTAGCATTTTATTGGTTTGATTTAAAGAGTTTAAAAAGAATTGCAATTCAGGTGTTAGTTCAGCAGGAACTTTTGTTATATTACCATTTGCATCTGCAACTTCAGCTACTACTTTAAAACCTATATTACCATTTAATTTACCATGTATATCATTATAGAAGGTTTGATCTCCTTTTCCTTTAAATCCATCATATGTAAGTTCATTTCTTCTATATCTATGAGCAGTTTGTATTCCGTCCCATATAGGTGCACTACCTATAATATTTTCATCAGCAAATCCTTTTTTACCTATTTGTCCAGGAACTCTTTCTCTCCAACTTGTTTCATGAGTATTTCCTTCTGGATTAAAAACTAATTCATGGAGTGTCTCTGTTGATTTTTCATATCTTTCTACAAATTTAGATAAATTATCTCTATTAATCAAATCTTGAGATTCATATTTAATTCCAGCATCTCCAAGTTTAATTACTCCTGCATAATTAGCATTGTCAATAGCTTCTAATAAAGCATTAGCTGCTTTTTCATAAGGTTTTGTTTTTCCTCCATCAGAAGAAAAATCTCTTAAATTAAACAAACCTTCTCTTACACTTTTATGGACTATAGTTTTTCCATTAACAGAATCATAGCCTCCTTCATGGAAAGATATTAACCCTAGGTCATTTAAAGATTCTTGTATATGTCTTACTAATAAGTTTTCAATATCAGCAGATACTTCAAATCTTGCACGATCTAATTTTTCATGCATAATATCATAATTTTCTGAAGTAATCTTAGTTCCATCACTTAACTTTAAATTCATAAAACTTTTAGCATACTCTAATGCAGAAACTCTATCCATAGCTCTGATAGTTTCTCCACTTTGACCAAATAAAGCCATAGATTGCATTTCAGTTGCTACAATAACAGCATTTTGCAAATCTATAGTTTCGTTTCTTAAATCTTTTGCTTCCTGTTTTGCTGAATCAGTATCTCTTTTTTCTAATTCTTGTATTCTTTTATATCTTTCTGATATTTCTTTTTCAACATGCTCTCTCCAGTATGAGTTCTCCTTATTCTCAGATACATCTTTAACAAATTCTTCTACTGTAATAACATCTTTTCTTACTTTTTCAACTAACTCTCTAATACCTGCATCGTTATTTATAGCTCTACTATTAACAACATTTTCTATATCAGTAGGAACATGACCTGCATAAAGCTTATTCATATTATGTAAATCTTTAGAGCTTTTTCCTAATAAATCTAGAGTATTAACAGTTCTCGCTAATTCACTTCCATTAGCAGGTTTTTTCATAGCATCAAAATATCTAGGCATAGAAGGATTTCCCTCAAATGTTTTACCTCTTTTCATATAAAGCATACCTACTGCATGGTCAAATATCATTTTATCCCAAGGGTATTCATCTGTAAATAAATAGCCTTTATCGTAAGCATCTTTATATGCAGCACCATTCATTATCATAGAGCCTATACTAGCTCTCGTGAATGATTCTTTACCATCTCTTCCTATTTCTTTGATTAATTTCCCAGATAAACGAGGTAAATCAGATCTTATACTATTATATACATTATCTAACATTTGTCTATCTTTATTGCTAACAGCTGATTTATTAACTAAATCTTTCGTAACTTTTTTAAGCCAAGCTTTAGTAAATCCAGGAATATGGTTACCACCTTTACCTATAGCAGTAGTACCTGAAGTTGTTACTATATTGTTGATTGATGCAACAAGTTCATGATCGCTCATGATAGCTTTACCCTTTGAAGTACTAGGTCTTTTAAATCTATAAGCAAGCATTCTAACAGCATTTTTAGCATCAGCTACCATACCGCTTTTACCAAATGCAACTTCTTTACCTCTTGTTCCACCTCCAAATTGACCCCAATATCTAGCAGGAGCTAACATAGCACCTAATTTAGCCCCATGTATAGCTCTTGAATACCAAGCTTCATATCCCCAATCTTCTTCTCCTAAGTTTTTCCATTGAGCATATTGATCAGATATTTCTCCAGCCATTGTATCCCAAGTAGCAAGTAAAGCAGATTCATAAACCATATCCCCAGCTACTTGAGCAACTTTAGGATTCCACCCTCTTTGCTTAAGAGTATATCCAATTGAGTTTCCAAAATTCTTTGTTCTAGATTTAGCTGAAAGTTCCATAACTTCTTGCGTCATCTTAACTACTGCATCATCACTTATCTCTTTACCTGTTTGTGTTGCAATTCCTTGAGCTACTTCTGATGCTACTTTAGTTTTAATAAGCATATCATTTAAAGGCATATGCTTCATATTTTTAGCAGAAAAATTTGATCCTGACCATTTAATAAATCTTGATGGACCTAAAGCTTTGACACCTTCTTTAACAGATTCATCTATTAAATTTCTAGTATTAGATACTAAAGATTTTGCAGCGTCATCACTTATGCCTAATTTTGCGCCTCTTTTAGCTACTTGTTTAGCTGCTTGTTTAGTACCTGCTCCTGCAGCTTTAGATAACAATCCTAATCCTTTACCTACTGTACCTATACCAGTCAACATACCTATTCCAGTACCAACAGCATAACCTACTTTACCAGCTAAAGATTCATCAGCCCAATCATCTGAGCCAAATTCTTTTGACAATTCCCCACCTGATGCTATATCAGCTACAGTTGGAACCATAAATGCTTCTCCAAATCCCCAAGCTGCATTACCAAGGAAATCATATAAAGCATTTTCATTTGGATCTACTCCTAAAAAATTTTCAAAAGTATCTTCTTCTTCTCTTGGTTCGCCAGGGGTATCTACTTTAGATAAAGCAAACGAAGAAGGGTAACTCTTAGTTAATGGATTAGCTACTTGTTCAGTTGTTTGAGAGCCAAAAGCATCAAAATTATACTTCTTTTTCCAATCTTCGTAATTCATATATTATTCCTTATTTTTTAAAGACTTAACCCATTCACTAGATCCAACCTCAATATCTTCTTCGGGTATATCTTGATGCATCCAATCCCACCATCCTCCAGATGCGTTGTCATTCTGCTCTTTTTTTCTATTAATAATATCTATTAAACTCGTAACATCTTCAGCACTTTCTGCTTGATCTAAAGTAAATCCTGCTCCAGTTAATTGATCTATAGAAATATCCCCAATTTGACTCATAGCCGCATCTTCTACTTGTTTATGTCTAGATTTTTCAACATCAATCTCTTGCTCTAAAGCCACAAATCCTGCTTCTGGACTTTCAAATATAGCAAAGCCATCTTCATCAATGCCCACAACTCCATTCCAGAATTTCTGAGCTCTTTCGATAGAACCTGGTTTTAAATTACCTGGATTATTATTTCTTCTAGGTCTACTTCCTTCTATTTCCCATCCTTCAAATCGAGCTTGTATAAGAGATAATTGAGTTGTATCTATATCAACTAAATTAGTATCTCTAGATATGCCTAATTCTTCTGTAATAAAATTTAAATAAGGGATTTGATCGGTAGTACTGTATTCCTTAACATAATCTTCTATAGTAACGCTTTGACCTTCTAATGGAGCTGGTAAAACATTTGATTTATCTTCCCATACACCACTAACGCTAGGAAATGTTGAGTCTACGCCTTCTTTTAATCCAAGTAAAGCTTGATCTATTTGAAAATTCTCTAAATTTTCTTCCGATATTTTCATAGCAGGGTAAGCTTCATTCATAAATTGTTCATAATTCCAACCTGTTAATTGTTCTACTCCTATTTTATGAGCATTATACATAGCTTCTGTAAATTGAGGATCATTATTATTTTTTAATTCTTCAAAACCTATAGATGTCATATATATTTCATCCATACTATCTATCCAACCAGAATAGTTCGATTTATTTAAATCTTTCATATCATATGTACCTAAGAAAGTTTGAGCACTCATTATTAAATTCTTGCCTAATAATTCTTTTTGATTTGGACTTGCAAAAGGATTTATCATTGTACCTATTGCTAATGCATCTTGTTTAATCTCACCATCTATCTTTGATGTAGAGGAGCCTTCTGCTTCAAGTCCTGCTTTATCTATCATAAGCTTTATTCCTTCACTTAAAACTCCTGAGGCTACCCCTAAAGCTTTAGGATATGTCATATTAATAAGATTGCCTTTTATTTGCATTTGTTTCAAGTTATTTTGATCTACCGTACTATCTTTTAATGAAGATTCATATTCAGCAACATCAGCTCTAGCTTTAGATATACGAGCATCATCTAAAGTTTTATTTAATTCAGCTATATTTTGCAACTTATCTTGATTTTGTCTAGATTTTACACCCATCAAATAAGGATAACCTTCTACATTTTCTAATTCAGGTTTATCCTCAACATAACTACTCCAAGCTTCTTCATTGAAATCTTCTAAATCCCATCTCTCAGGATCAGTTCCACCAGTGAAATCATGTCCTCTTCCTTTATAAAAATCTTCTACTCTATCTATGGCTCCTAACCTTTTACCTATTAAAGATTTATTTTCTTGAACTTCTTTTATATCTTCATTTAATGTACTTAAGTAATATTTATAACTATCAATCACAGGTCCTTTCATTTCATCAAGAACTGTTTCAGCATTACCTGATTGATCTAAATCTTTTAAATTAAAAACTTCACCAGTCTTATCTAGATATGTTTCTTCTAATGTATTTAAAGCTTCTAATTCTTTGTCATATTTTTTTTCTCTTCTAGCTATTTGTCTATCAAGTAATCCTAATTGCATATTCATATTATTTTGTTGAGCCTGGAAGAACATCCTAGGTAAATCTTCAAATAATTCTGCTATAGGAGAACGACTATATGATAATCCTCTTGGAACTGACATTACGCCTCCTTTCTTATTAACTGAATTGGTTTAATGTTTTTATATGTTTTTGTAAAAGGACTGCATATAGATAAAGCTAACCAAGGGAAGAAAAATAAATTATTTCTACCTATAGGTTTTTCAAATACAGAAGGTAGTATATCTGCTATTTTCTCTAACTTTAAAGCTATCATAAATTTCCATACTTTAATTGCAGCTCTATGTGTCATTAATGCAAATGATGAACATCTAAATCCATCTACTAATAATTCTCCAGATAAAGTTATAGGTGCATAATATCCTTCTTCAACAATATTAGCTATAGATACTATCTTTTTATTTTGCAATTTATCACCTACTTTGAGATCTCCTGCAAAAACTTCTTTATTATTAGTCTTATTTTTAAATAACACATGTGAATGAGATACTACAATTGTTTCACCACAATCTGTAGCTATTTCTAAATAATTAGTATATTCATCAGAGTCTCTGTGTAGCCATGCAACAACTTCTGAATAATCTTCTTTCAATGATGTTTTTATAACATCACCTTTCTTTAAGTATTTCATTGGTATTTTCATACCACTTTTTAATTCAACTAAAGATTCTCCAGAGAAACAAACTTGAATTTCTTGATTGGTAACATTGTCTCCTGATGCATCAAGACTTGTAAGAGCAGTTATATCATCATAGAATCTTTCCACTTGTCTATCTTGCTCTGCAGTAATCCTTTTCATAGATTCTAATCCCATTCCTTTTAAACTATCTTGATAAGTATCTATAATGTTACCTGATTGCTCATCTTTTATAGCTTCAACTTGACCACTATGAGCAAACCCTGACTTAGCTTGTAAGGTATCAGTAGTTCTTTCAAGATCTACTATAGTATCACCTGTTTTAGCCATTAGGGTATCTCTACCTTGAGAATAAGCTTCATATTCCATTTGGAAAGGTTTCATATTTAAAGGAGTAATCATGTCTACATATTTAGAGCCTAATCCAAATTCATCACTTAAATAACCGCCTAAATCATCTGTGCTCATATTGTATATTTCTTGCCAATTAAGAGCTCCTTCATTAAAACCTTGACCACCATCAGCCCAGCTTTGTAAATTAGTAGTAAAAGTATCAGAATACATCTGACCGTAATATGACATTCCTTCTACTACATCACCTATTTCTTGCATAATTAATTCCTTTCCTTTAAAATATAATGAGTTTCATATGGAATTAAACCGTTCTTATTATAGAATTTTGATAAACTATTATTCCAAGAATAATGAGACATTTGAATCTTATCTGCATTATTTTCTTTAAACCACTTTATTAATTTATCAAACAAAGCTTGTCCACACTCAGATTTTCTATACTCTTTTTTTACAAACCAAAAATGTTCTTGTCCTCTTTTATAATAAAACCAAGGATGTTTTTCTATTTTACCAGATACAGCTCCTACAATCTTATCTTTATCATAAGCAATATATATACAATTAGGAATATCAAGTTTATTTAATTTTAAGAAGTAATTGATAAAAGAATCAAAATCAATATCGCTTGAGCTACCGAGATCAGGTAAGTGTTTTGATATTTCTGGATGGAAGTTTTCAGCTATAAATCTTAATACTTCAGGTAAATCTCTTTCTTTACTCTTTATTATTTTTATATTATTCATTACTTCCATTCTCCAAATACATTAGGTAAAAATTTTCTTCTTTTAGATTCACTTGTAAAATCCCAAATACCTTTGTCAATATTATAAGAGTATACATCACCTGTTAAAGGATTTCTTAATAGAGTAGCTCTTAAATCAACACCACTTTGAGCAAAAGTACTTCTTTTCCCACCAGATACATTTACAAGACCTTCTTCAATTGTTTCATAATCAATTCCAGATAAAGATGGTAACCCCTTTTGGCTATATATAGGGGTTTTGGTCTCGATATAATTTAATTCTTTATTACTCGCTCCACCAACATATTTCTTCTTTCTTTGGAATATACTTTTACTTGAATCAGTTACTTCTTTATTATAATGATGATAATATTCAGGATCACCTGCTTTAATAACTTTGGTAGAAACATTTTTCTTGTAATCTTTAACTGTTTCTTCTGCAGCAACTTTCTTTCCTTTCATTCTATCTGAATATAAAGGAGGGAGTTTCTTTTCATGTTTTTCAAGAGGTTGCCCTTCAAACCACCCAGGTTTAAAATCTTTGTATAAAAACTTTTTATTCTTCTCTCTCCATTCTCTATTAAATGGCTTCCAATTTTCAAATGGTTTAAATGTTATATCTTTTAATCTTTTGCTATCAGTATCATAATTTTGCTCTATTTCTGTAACCCAATTAAAGTCGTCACCCATTTTAGTAGTAGGAATTTGCATAATAGGTTGTTCTTTTTTTATTTCAGCTTCTTTATCTTTTATACCTTCATCAACAACTGGCTTACCTTTACCTTTAAATAAATCCCAGTTATCAATATCTTCAAATAAATTAAAGTTTTCAAATGGCTTAAAGCTTTCAAGCCTACTCTTTAATTTTCCATCAAATATTGGACCAGCAACAGGAAGAGGGTTTACTTCTTTTCTACTCATATCAGCCCAATTCATATTAAAATCAAGTATATTCTCAGCACTATAATCTGGAATTACCATCATTTTTTGATCTGAATTTTTTCTCATAGCCTGTAATATAGTATTAACAGCTTTGTTTTGAACATCTGTTTTTTCAAATAAATTAATAGGGTCATCGAAAAATTCATCATCAGTAGGTATAGGTACGTTAGGTCTACCTAAAAGAGGATCTATATTTAAATCTAATTCTTCTTTCATTTTTCTACTACTATCAAAGAAAAGATCTTGTTTATATTCGCTTCTAAAACCAGGGTCAGTCCACCCACCAAGATCAATAGGATCATCAAATGGTTCAGCTGGATCAGTAAGTATAGGTACATTAGGTCTACCTAATTTAGGGTCTTTGAAATACCAAGAAAAATCATCTAATGGAGGACTCTCAAATTCGGGATAGCCTGGTTGATTTTCTAAATCCTTATTTAACATATCATCTAAATCTTTTACATCTTGAGCCCATAAATCAGAATCTGATCCTGATAATTTAGGTCTACCTAAGTTAGGGTCTACAAGTTCTTTTGTACCTGAATCACTGAAACCAGGAAACCATATTTTTTTACCTTTATCCATCCTTCTTTCATGAATCTTCCCCCAGATACCTTCACTAGCCCAATCAGTTGCTAAAGATGATAATTGCTGTACACCAGATGCCATCATACCTTGTACTGCTGTTAACTTAGTATAGTCTCCCCAAGGATCAAACATTTGGTCATATTCTTTTCTTGCTGTTTGATAAAACAATCCATCGCTTTGATCAACTTGTGCTGCACTAGCATCTTGTCCTATTTCTAAACCTAGTCCTCTACCTATCGCTGATGATAATCCACTAGCTAACATCTTAGGTATAAAGCCCCATGTTTGAGGTATTAAAGCCATGCCTAAAAGAGAAAATAAAGAAGCACCCATAGTAGCATAAGTATCCATAATTCCTGCACTTTGTTGTAAGCTTTTCCATTCTTCGTTAGCTCTATATGTTCTTTTAGCTGTTTGATAACTCATTTTATTCCTTTCTTATAGCCATAATAATACTCTCATTGCTCCATCCATATAAACTGAACCTCTTGCGGTAGTAGTATCATTCATAGGATACAAACTAGGTCTGTCTTCCCAGTTTTGATTTGTAGTAATACTACCCGCTTTAGTAGAATTAGAATTCCATCCCGACCAACCTGTTGAATTATTACCATTATTATTAGCACCAAAATCTGATCCTAGCATACCTACATCTGTACCACATGCAATATATACAGCTTTTGTATCAACGCATGATACTATCCCTCCAATTTCATGCCATAAATTTTGACCATAAGATGTTGTAGGACTAGATGCATGATTGTGATTAACATTTTGTTCATAGGTAATAGAGCAATCATATCCATATATAGAATTATTTATCTTAGTATACCATTCAACTCTTCCTTTGTTTTCCCAAAGAAGACGTTGTCCAGGAGCAAATAAAATCTCGTAATGTAAAGGTAATTTACCTAATCCGTGAGGTACTTTTTTTGCAGAATCAGAATTCATATTATGATCATTGTGATCAAATCCAAACCAATTACTATCAAAATTAGGTCTACCAAATCTTTGACTAGTAGAATGTTGAGCAGCTAAAGGACCTTCTTTTCTTTTAAAAGACCTAACATATGTTTGACCTTGATACCTTATAGTCTCTTCTAATGTTCCATCAGGGTTAACAGTTATTTGACTTTTTCCTTCTGTTAATAAAGATTTATTCTCAGATGAATTAGTCCTAGTATTCCTAAGAGTGGAACTTGTTTTTTTAATTTTTCTATCGTCTCTATTTAACACTTTTCATCCTATATACTAATGTTATATCATTTATTTCAAAAGTTGCACCTACAGCTCCTGCCATATAAATACGAAAACTATATTTATTATTAGCTTCAGATGAGACAGTAGGCTTTAATTGTATTATATGCCATTGCGTTAGATCACCACTCTTATCTTCTAGGGGAGTAGCATCACTATTAAATTCTTTCATATCAGCTGGATCAGTTTCACCATTGCATGAATATTTTACACCAAGAGCAGATGCATCCCCTTTATATGAGATATATACTTTGCATAATTTTTTCTTAACTCCAGGTTGATTAAAATCAAAATCTTTAGTAGCATAAGTTATAGTATTACCACTAGTTCTGATTTTATTCCAATATACAAATTTTAAAGTTTTATATTTGTCACCTGAAGTTGTATCATGAGCTACTATTAACTTATTATTATGATCCAATACCCAATTACTAGTCTTTCCATGAGAACCTGAAGCTACAAATGAAGCAGTTGTATGTGTTTTAGTCCAAGATTGAGTAGTAACATTAAAGATATAAAATTGAGTTTCTGAATCATCTGTCCCTTCTTTTATTAAAATATCTCTATTATCAGGATCATACATAATCTGAGTAGAAGTAGTTAAAAAAGCTTGCCATTCGACTAAATCAATTAGCTTTTTATTATCTTTTTCCATAAGATTTCGAATCTTTTCTCCATTAAAATGATACACTCCATTTTCATTAAACCATACAACTCCATAGTCTATTGTAGTAACATCATAGAATCTGCTTATACCCATATAATTAATTGTTTCTTCTAAGAAATCTATCTCATCAGAAACATTTATAATATGTACTTTTCTTTGTTTAAATACTAATATTCTGTCTCCAAACTCATGTAAAGCCACAATAGGATCACCATCATCTTTTACTATTTCAATTGTACTATTTTTAGGTAATAAACTAAACTGATTTACTGGTGACCTTCTTATAGTAACTCCATCAGATGCGTATAATCTCCTATTAGCTATAACTGCAGAGCTATATGAAAAAGATGTTGAAGTCGTTGGACCAAATCCATTCATAGCTTCGTAAGTATAAAATAATGGAGGATCAGTAACATCAAATTGAGAGTCATATCCCACTACTTTATTATTAACAGTAACAGGAGTCCAAGGAGAATAATCTGTATCTTGGCCAGTATGCTTAACTCCTTTTTTGAAATTAATATCTAATAATAAAAATCTTGAATCTGGATATTCCATTTCATTGCTAAAATATATTTTTACACCTCTTAGTGAAAACATATTATTTCGAGCACCTCCTTGAGTTTGCCAGTTTTCATTAGAATGTATTTTACCACCTCTGACTCTATCATGAGTATTTTTATAAGAATTTATAAGGTATCTAGGAATTCTAACTCTACCATAAAGTCTTTGTCCTACAACTTCATTTCCAGAAAAAGCAAGACCATTTTGATTATTTTGATCTAAATCAACTAACTGACTTTCCTGTTCATCCTCGTAATAATAACTACACCACAATTTATAACCATTACCAGCACCTAAAGCATTCCATCCTCCTCCTGCAGCTGGATCGATTGATGTAGTAGCATAAAAGAAGTACACATTATTAGATGGAAATGCTCCATCGTAAACAAATT